TTTCTTCTATTTAGAAAAAGCTTACAACTTTGCTACTCGACAAAGAGCATTGGGTTTAGGTGTGTTGGGTTGGCACTCCCTACTTCAATCTAAGGGTTTACCTTTCGATAGTAGAGAAACCGCAAAATTAAATGTGGAAGTGTTCAAATTGATTAAAGACAAATCTTACAAAGCTTCCTCAGAACTTGCGGAAATGTTCGGTGAACCAGAAACTTTAGTGGGATATGGTAGAAGAAATGTAACGTTGAATGCAATTGCTCCAACAACTTCTTCTGCTTTTATTCTAGGACAGGTTTCGCAATCAATCGAACCAATTTGGTCTAATTGTTATGTAAAAGACGTTGCAAAATTAAAAGTAACAATTAAAAACCCAATATTGAAAAAGTTGTTGGCAGGAATCGGTAAAGATAATAAAACAACTTGGGATAGTATCAAAAAACATGATGGTTCTGTACAACATCTTGAGTTTTTATCTGATGAACAAAAAGAGGTTTTTCGGACTTTTGCGGAAGTCAATCAATCTTCGATTGTTAACCAAGCAGCGGTTAGACAAGATTATATTGACCAAGCTCAGTCTTTAAACTTGATGGTATCTCCGGATATGCCTACTAAGGATGTGAACAAACTATTAGTCGATGCTTGGCAACTTGGAGTTAAAACTTTGTATTACCAACATTCAATGAACTCGGCTCAGGCTTTCGCGAGGAAGAAGTTGGGACTAAATGATTTAGCTTGCGTGGCATGTGAGGCATAAAGATTATTTTTCCTTTTAATAAATAAAAAACCCGACACATCAGTGTTGGGTTTTTTGTTTTATTATAAAAAGTTTAGGACTATATTTATCTGATATGGCAGATGGCGTAACATATGGATTATCCTTTCCTTTTGAAAATTCAACTAAAGGGGATTTTCTTTTATTAACGGAAACACAATTTGCACAAATACGAAGTGATTTGATTCACCTTCTTTTAACAAAAAAAGGCTCTAGATATTACCTACCGACTTTTGGGACTAGGTTATATGAATTTTTATTTGAACCTTTTGATGGGTTAACATTTGATGCAATCGAGGCTGACATAAGAGATTCGGTTCAACAATTTATGCCAAACTTGTTGATAAATAATATAACAATCGAGCCGGCAGACCCATTAGAAGAAGTTCCACTTGCTCGTGGTGAAAGTATACCTGGACAAGCAAAAGATAATGTATTTAGAGTTCCTGGAAAAGGAACCTCGGAATACACTGCAAAAGTAAAAATCGATTACGCAGTAGATAATAACACTTTTGCCCAAAGTGATTTCATCATATTGAATATTTAACAATATATGGCTAACAACAGAATTTCCTATACTGCAAGGGATTACGAAAGTATAAGAATAGAATTACAGAATTATGTAAGAACTTATTATCCAGAACTTATTCAGGATTTTAACGATGCTTCAGTATTTTCTGTTTTTTTGGATTTAAATGCTGCTATTGCCGACAACCTTCACTATAATATTGATAGGAGTATACAAGAAACTGTCTTGCAATATGCACAACAGCGTTCTTCAATTTATAACATTGCAAGAACCTATGGGTTGAAAATTCCAGGACAAAGACCTTCAGTTGCTTTAGTTGATTATTCTGTAACAGTTCCTGCGTTTGGTGATAAGGAAGACGAGAGATATTTGGGAATTTTGACTCGTGGGTCTCAAGTATTCGGAGCGGGAATTGCTTTTGAAAACCAAAATGACGTTGATTTTGCATCGCCATACAATAGTTCTGGATTCCCAAATAGAACAAAAATTCCAAATTTTGATGCTAATGGTAATCTTATTAATTACACAATTACCAAACGAGAGCTAGTTGTAAACGGAATTACTAAAGTTTTCAAAAGGGTAATCAATCCTGCAGATGTGAGACCTTTCTACGAATTATTTTTACCTGAAAAAAATGTTTTAGGAATTACAAGTGTGCTTTTAAAATCTGGCACCAATTACACAAATGTACCAACAGCATCTGAATTTTTGGGTTTAGATAATAGATTGTTAGAGGTAAGTGCATTAGCTGAGGATAGGGTTTTTATCGAAGACCCAACAAAAGTTTCAGACCAACCTGGTATCAAAGTTGGAAGATATATTCAAACTAACAACAGATTTATTACTGAATTCACACCAGAGGGATTTCTCAAAATGACTTTTGGAGGGGGTACTACCTCTGCACAAGACCAATTGAATGCTTTCACTAATTTAGGAACACCAATCAATTTCCAATCACTAAGTAACAACTTCTCGTTAGGTTCAACATTAATTCCAAATTCCACTTTATTTGTTCAATACAGAATTGGTGGTGGTTTGGCAACCAACATAGGAACTAATGTTATCAATCAAATTGGTACTGTTTCATTTTTTGTGAATGGTCCATCGCAAACAATTAATTCATCGGTTATTAACTCTTTAAGATGTAATAACCCAACAGCGGCAATAGGAGGTTCAAATGTACCAACAACTGAAGAGGTTAGAAATTATGTTAGTTTCAACTTTTCAGCTCAACAAAGAGCAGTTACTGTTAATGACTATGAATCTCTTTTGAGAAATATGCCAAGTCAGTTTGGAGCACCAGCAAAAGTTTCAATAACGGAAAATAATAACAAGATTTTAATTAACTTATTATCTTTTGACACTTCAGGTAAATTAACAAATATTGTTTCGAATACCCTCAAACAAAATGTTGCTAATTATCTATCTAACTACCGAATGATTAATGACTACATTCAGGTTACTACTGCAAATGTTATTGACCTTGGAGTTGATATCTCAGTGGTTTTAGATGCTACACAAAATTCTGGTCAAGTTGTCTCGGAAATCGTAAATAATGTTTCATTGTATTTTGACCCCCTATCAAGGGAACTTGGGCAAAATGTATACCTATCACAACTTAGAAGTATTGTCCAGAATCAAACAGGTGTAATTACCGTGTCTGACATTGTGATTAGTAATAAAGTTGGGGGACAATATTCTGGAGCAGAAACATCAATGCCATATTCGGACCCAGAGTTAAAAATCATTCGTCCGGTTGATGATACAATTTTTGCAGAGCCAGACCAAGTTTACCAAGTTAGATATCCCCAAAAAGATATTGTTGTTAGAGTAAAGAACCTACAAAATGTATCTTTCTCTTAACATCTTTATTTAATTTTACTTCCAGGTATATTTTGATTAGGAAAAAGTGTTTTTGAAAAAAAACACCATAAATATTTATCATTAAAACCATAGATGGGACAATCCTTCAGAATAAACACAAACGTTGGTATAGATAAGAATATATCCTTTCAATTAGACCAGGATTTTGAGTTTCTTGAAATTTTATCTTTACAAATATTTCAAAATGATGTTTTTCCCAGGGATTGTGCGGATTATGGTGTTGTAGTTGGAAGAGTTGTTGCAAATGGTGGCTTAGGAATACCAAACGCTAAAGTATCGGTTTTTGTGCCAATATCAGATGTTGATGCATTGAATGATAGGATTGTTCAATTATATCCATACACCCAACCAAATGATAAAAATGATGACGGATATAGGTTCAATTTATTACCTTATCTACAATCATATTCAACCCATGCGGCCACAGGAACTTTTCCTTCTAGGGAAGATGTTCTCAAAGACCCTGTCGTAGTTGAAATCTATGACAAGTACTACAAGTTTACGGTAAAGACCAATGAGAGTGGTGATTTCATGATTCTCGGGGTTCCAGTTGGTCAGCAGACAATAGTAATGGACTTGGACCTGAGTGATATTGGAGAATTTTCACTCACACCGCAGGATTTAATTAGAATTGGTTTAGCAACAGAATCCCAAGTTGCTGGTGATAGGTTTAGAACTTCCACTGATTTAGATTCTTTACCGCAAATCATTCACATTGAAAAAGTCTTCGAGGTTGCCCCATTTTGGGGAGAACCAACTGTGTGTCAATCTTCTATAAGCAGAATTGATTTTGATTTAAGAGATGAAGCGAATGTAGATATTCAACCCACTTCTGTTTTTATGGGTTCAATTTACTCCACTGGTGACGAATTTAAAATTGCAGCACCATTGGGATTTGGTAACAATCCACCATCCTTACTAACAGCAGGATGTAAGCCTAAAGATAACATGGGTAATCTTTGTGATTTAACCACCGGACCAGGACAGTTGTTAGCTGTCAGACAAACCATTGTTCAGGACGACCAGGGCAGGCCAATTCTTGAGGAATACCGGTTGGAAAATTCTGGTAATGTAATTGATGATAACGGAACTTGGTTAATAGAGGTTCCCATGAACATGGATTATATTACAACTAACGAAGAAGGACAAAGAATTTTTTCTAGGGACCCTAGAGTAGGTATTCCAACAAAGGGAAAATATCGTTTTAAAGTAAAGTGGCAACAAGCTCCAACGGATACGGAACCAGTCAAAAGAGCTTATTATCTACTACCAAATATTAGGGAATATGGGTGGAGAACAACAGTTATTGACCCAAACTATGACAACTCATTGAATACAAGCCGAGAACTTGCTAGTTCTTATTATTTTGGTTTGGACTGGACGGGTTACACTGATGCTGAGTCTGCTACGGTATCCAATCAAAAGTTGCAGGCAGCAATCAATTGTGAAGACACGTTTTATGAATTGGAGTACAATAAGGTATACACTCCTGCCGGTCTCATTGACCAGTATAAGAGGGGGATTAACAGAGGAAGGTTCATTGGTATTAAGGAGATTGGGGATAGTGATTGTGAAACAACGGTAAATAAGTTTCCGGTTAACGATGGGGTTAAAAACTTCAGTACGCAATTTTTCTTGTTTGCAATATTGATGCAATTTATTCAATTAATATTTCCTATAATTTTGATTAATTACCATGTTTTAGGATTTGTCATTAACACATTCATTGTACCTCTTATTCAATTTGTTGTAAGATTCCAAAATATTGTTGCGTATGCTCTCATTGTTATCGGTGGGGCTCTAGCTATTTTTGGTGGCGCTGGTATTCCTTTGATTATTGCTGGCACTGCTCTTTTACTTGGGGGACAAACCCTGAGTAATTTGCTACAGAGGTTTGTTCAGTTTTTGAGGTTTGGTCCTTTGAGACTTCCTATGATAACCTATCCGGAGTGTCAAAACTGCGAGTGCCAGACTCCAAGTTTAGACGGGGCTGGGGACTCAACACCATCTTCGTTATTAAGCCCTCTAACTCAGAGTGGTTTGTACTTTGAAGCATTTGAAGATTATCCTGGTCTTCCCCCTGAAAAGAATGATGATGATGGTGGAATTAGTGATGCAAACGTTTCCGTGTTGTCTTTAATCTTTTCTGAAGCAATAGGTACTAGGACTGCGGATTTAAAAAAACTTGCTCAATATAATTCAACAGAATCTCAAGTGTCAAGACTACCCGACACTTTGAATACTTTTGGAACTCCTAAAAAAGTTTTTGCGATTTCTAGTGATATCCCAATGGCTCAAAGAATTAACGTATTCAATACTAGAAAAAAATACTTTGATGGGGTGAATAAAATAAGTGTGAGTTTTGACAATCCTAATAATGCTACAATCCAACACTTTGACAATACTTTAACAATTTTGACCCAGTCACCTTTAGCTGCTGGTACATTGTTGACAATGGTTGGAATAGACAAGACAGAAGACAAAAACTTTCTATACACTGGTAACACAGGATTTTTAGGTATAAGCGGAACAACCCTTCTACCTAATGGTGGACCTTTGTCTGTAACTTATGCTACAAGTCAGACAGCCAATGCAACACAAAACTACTTCCTTAATACCGGCTCTACCATAGACAATTACAAGTTCCCTGCTGACTTGGAATACTACCAGGTTCTTACGGCAATTACTGTAAGTGATGCGTTTGCTATTAGTAATAGTGGTTTTATGGGGATTTTAGATTCTTCAACTACAATCGAATGGTCACGTAGAGATTTTGGTAACTGGGTTTCACAAACCGCTTTGAACGTCAAAACGCGAGATTTCTTTAATGGTTTTGAAGACCAATATGTCTTAATACTTCAAAGAGGGGTTGACCCATATTCACCATTGTATGTTAACCGATATGGTATTGGAAATCTATTTGGTTTAGGTAGTGAAAATACTTTAACATTTACGGCCCAAACTAGATTGAATATACCAATTCAATCTTTACCATCAGGGGGTATTTCAGTTCAGAATCACAATTCACAAAGTAATATTTTCTACCCATCATATTTCTTTGAAGCAACTAATGACTTTACTTCTTTTACAACAAGCAATGTTGGGTATTATAGTGCTATCGATGGAAATAGAAACTATGCAATTTATAATAACCCATCTGTTGGTCCTCTTAATACACCATTAATTACAACCGGCCAAATGGGTTGGGTTTCAAACTATTTAAACACCCCAACGAATTCATCGGTTGAAATTGTTGTTAGTAAACCCTCAAATAATTCTTTTAGCGCAACGCCGAACCCAGCAAAATATGATGCTACTGAAGATTTATCCGGTGCAGATTTTTATTGGACATTATTAGATGTCGATAGCAACCTCAATCCGCCAGACAATCCAAATAATTGCAGTAGTGTTTATTATAGTTTTTCTCTTCTTCCAACGGTTGATGCACCAAACACCAAACTTAATATTTCTAACAAATCTCGCAATGTAATGAGAACGGACAGACTTCCGTCTTCCGATTTCTTGGATGGGTATGCATGGGATTCGGTTGTTCCGGTTTTGCAGATGAACCGTGGTTTTACTATGTACCTTTTGGATACTGGTGGGCAAAGCATTGTAACAAGTGCTTATGGTTCTGGTGCAAGTATTGTAGGTAATGACATTGAAGATTTACCAAACGCACTAAATGTTACAGAAACGTTCTCATGTGAAAACATGGTCAGTTTGGATTGTTATTCAAACGTTGATAACACCTTGGTAGTGGATACTAACTGTGCTGAAGAAGATAGAATTGAGCGTGGTTGTTTTGTTTTTGCTAAAAGATTACTTATTGGATTGCCAAAAGATTTATTAGCATTTACAGAGTGGGGATTAAGATATAGATTTTTTTACGCTTTGTGCCAAGGTGTGGTCTCTCAAACATTTACAAATAACTGGGTAAATGGAAGTTTGTATACGTTTCCGTTTGCTGTAAGAACACTTTATGGTTCTAATAATCAAATTTCCAGAAGAGTATTTTGTAAAGACCTGATTTATTATAATGAAGACAGTAATAATTTTTATTACCGAAGTAGTCCATATAGTCCAACAACCGACAGTTTTATCGGAAAATTGAATAATCCACTTACTGGTTCATTAAACGATTATAGTTTAAAAACTCCAGCAACCATCATGAACCTTGGTCCCAAAACTGCTATTTTCAAAGAGATTACTTTAAATCCATCTGACGATGGATTTGTAATGGATGTTCTAACACCATCGAGTTATGGTGACACAAGTGATTTATTGAACTTATTTGTAATTACAAGAATGACAAATGCAAAATATTTACAATTTTTGGTGCTGATTAGCGGAGTTTTCGGGACTAATGCAGTAATAAATACTTTGTTCTCAAGACGAATTCTTAGACTTGATGGTGATATTACGCAGCTACTGTCAATCAATTCGGAGTTTGGGGTAATTAAATTTAGTTCACAAAGTTATCAAGACGACCCAAATGACCCAAACAATCCGATTTATATCTCTAGAAATCCAAATGGTTTTTCTGTTATGGGGGTTTTCTTTTCCTCTACCACTGAAGACTTGCAGTATAAAGACTTCTTGTCCCCAGGAAGAATTAATTTCAGACCAACACCCTCATCAAACGCATTTCCATATTATTACGATTTAAAATCTCAAAGAGTACCTTTTTATCGTTGGAGAAGAGATGATGTTGCTCAATTGTGGTCTACTTTAAATCAAGTGTTGAATTTGGGGAATGAGGTTGGTATTTTTGGCACCCAAAGCAATGACTGGGCTACTGATAATTCGGATATTTTCAGTAAAAATTATCAAGCTCAAGACCGAACTAATCCATCCCAGCCATCATATTTTCTTGGTTCTAATTCTCAGTTAAACGATATCGATGCGAGAGGGTATATTTTTAACGTAGATGCTAATGGTAATTACTCGACCACTGCAGGTAACTACCCTGATGTTTTTGCCGTAGGTGCGCCAAACCATTTCTACTTCGGACTTATAAAAGGCTCAACATCCTTGGATAGGTTTAAATCAAAATATTTAGCAGATGAATAATAGATTTGAAATAATACCTTCGAGTTTATCCTTTAAGTCTGCTCCTATTGTAGACCAACAAGTTACGATTGATTTAAATCAAACGCAGAAAGAATTAACACAATATGTAAGAAATAATTCTCTTTCTCTAGCTCAACTTTATCAAGACGAAAGACAAGCATCATCTAGATTTAGACCAACTTTTAAAATTCAATACCTGTATGATAATACCTTAACTGGGACTACAGGATACAACCCTTTTAAAAATAATTTGTATTATGTGGACCCTATCCAATCCAAGCTTAGTGGTATTTGGAAGGGGTTTCCGCAATATTACGAGTTTGATTTTTTTAGGCCAAGAATTAATGATGAACATTTTGATTACCAACCTTCAAGTGCTTATACCTACAACTGGACATATTATTTGACATATCCTGCTGAAAACGATTACACAGTGCCGATGGAGGCTACATACCAAAATACAACTGTTAATTGGACTTCCGGCGATGGAATACCATTTATTATGTTTAAGTCCATACAAGGAGGTGCTAACATAATTTCATTTCAGTGTTTAATGCCACACAATCTTACTGATGGTAATTTTGTGGAATTATCTTTTTCTTACGACCAAGAAAATGTTTTCGAAATATTTTCATTCGGGGATTCTAACTACGATAGTTCAAATTTTATATTTAACATCCAAGATATTGGATACACGGGCAATACATTCAGTGATGGTGTAACAGGTACATTTAAAAGAGTTTTAGACCCAAACAATCTTTTAGAAACACGTTCAAAGTATTATGTGAGAAAAAACAGAATTGTTTACAACGAAAAAGACATTATTGTTACTAAAACAGGATTTGAATTAAATGCTTTCTCCAACCAAAAAAAATTAGAATATAGTTCAATTACCCCAAACGATATTACAAGAATTTCTCAAAAAACAACCTCATTGACCTATAACGTTACTCTTGCAAAAGATTTAATTTTAAGTGGGATTACTGACAATCATAACCGACCTGTTGGTGAAGTGTTTTTGTCTATTGTGAATAAAGGTTATAGTGGTTATTTCAATAGGTCAAATAACGGGTTTGGTTTAAAACAAGGGTGGGTTTTTAATATTACAAATGATAATGACACTTGGTGGTCAGATTCAAATCAATATTCATATACTAATATTCCGGTTGATTCTTACACGCAAACTAATGGAACGACAGAAACTTTTTATTATAACAGGGTTTTAGAACCCGGTACTTTAATCGACGGGGATTTCTGTGAATGGAATGATTACTCCCAGTTTGAACTTGTGATTTCAAGATACGTTCAAAAAATTCAGTACAATCAGGAAGTTTTCACTACTGAAATAACACCAACACCAAATCCAGATGGGTATTATTATTTGCCCCATAACCCTATGGTGTTACGAGTATTTTCTGATTACATAGAAACCTCGCAAGCCAATCAAGTTGAGAATATACCCACTTATGCATACTTTTCAGAACAAGACCAACAATTCCGTTGGAGAGAACCATATCTATATGGTGAGTTTGACGAGCTTGACAGGGGTACTAATTTCCCATATTTAAACAGAGCGCACTATTCTTTTTCTAACCAAATCTTTAGATTAATTCCTGAAGGAAGTAATTATCAAGAGGTCTTGGGTGGATTTGATATTGCTGTTCAACCAATAGTTGATGATTGTGAATAAGGTTCAAGTAAAATTAGGTGTTAATAATACAGACAAAGTTCTGCAGATACCCGTCATGCTTGACTGGGAACTACTCAATACTGAAAACGAGGTTGATAAATTAGAAGCTCAAATTAACCAAGATATTGCTGGGCTTGGTATAGACTTTGAGACTACGAGATTTTCTCACTCTGCTTACACCTTTACACCCCCCATTACAAATGTAATCCAACCAACACCAACTCTAAGAACAAATATCAACTACGAGTTTTATTTTTTCTCTGGAGGAACTTTGAATGGCTCGTCTTCAACGGCAAACTGGATAACTGACTACAATGCGGAAGGATTTTCTTACGACGAGATTTATTACTATACTCGAAGATTTACCAATAGTTTTTTTAAGTTAGATTTTTACGACTCACCATCTCAAGCTGGTCAACAGAATTACTTAACTGTCATTATTCCAACTACTCAAGGTGAGCAAATGCCTGTTGTTATGCAAGGACAAAATGTTCTGATTAATAAGCCCGTTTTTTCTTTGGATTTTGTGGGTGATACTGATGGTTTTTTCCTTTACTGGCTCCAGAGTAGAGAATATATTAACGTCGACCAGTTTTACGTCAGTTGTAAATTTTACAATGCCAAAACAAATGAGTTTACAAGAATGGTCAATAGACCGCAGAGTCTGCAAAATATCAACACCTTCACGGTGAACAACCTGTTTAATTTTTATTATTTATACAAGTTCGATTACCCGAGTGAAAAATATGTTGTTTTTGACATGGGAACTTTTGAAAGGGTGGGTACAACAACACCCATAAAATGGTATGAATATGTAGGACCAAATGGCTGATTATAGATTTGTTGTAGGACCTGGAAACGTTAGCTCTGATTTGTCTTTTGTGGATATCAGCGGAGAAACCATTGGTGTTTACTCGTCCATGACCCAGGTGTTAAGTGGGGGAACAAATGGTGATTCTATTTTAACGGGTTTAAGTGTTTGTATTATGCTTACAGAAACAGCAATTGATTTGGGTTATTATTCCCCCTTTGATGGTGCTGCAGAACAAAAGGATGTGGTTACAAATTTTATATTCACAGCATCAACTCAATCGCCATACGTTTACAGCGTATTTAATTCCTCTGATAAAGCAGCCACTTATCTTGCCTTAGCCAGCTATACTATTAACTGGGGGGACAATACTCCTAATGAGATTTTTACCGGAGATACTCTTTCCCACAACTATCCAACGACACCTTCTGGTTATACAATTACTATGAGGCAGACAACTCCGTTTGGGGTTAATGATGTGTCTAAGAAAATTACTGTGCCATTCACTAATGCGGTAATTTATAATCCTTTGGGTAGGGCTTTCTTTACCCCATTGGGAGGTAGTTGGGCAAACACTCCAGTAAGTTATGATTACATATTTTCCGGAGATGCGGTGAATACCGTTGAGAGTGAGGTGTCTTCAGGATATACACAAGTCCCATTTGTTGTTTCAGGCAATACATCCTCTAGGATTACTGAGTTAGTTTTGTATGGACCAGTGCCTTATCAAGTTGGTGTTCCAGTTTTTGTTGGTGGTTTACCTTATGGCG